ATTAGCAATTCTTCCTTCTTTGTTAGTGTCCAATTTAGCTAATTTAACTATGATGTTTCCTAAATAGTAAACTGAACGCCACATCTCTTGAGCGCCTCTAGGTTTTCCAGCTCTGCCTTCGTATACTTCAGGCAAGAAAGAAGTTGTACCATGCTTAATACCTACCCAGTTACTAAATGACGCTAAGGTGCTTGAACCCCATGTAACATAGTCGCCATGATCTGATATTTCAGATAGTAGTTCAGTCATTACATTGTTAGGTTGGTTAGCAAAACGCGGATAGAATAAGCAATAGTCACTTACTTGAGAAATAATATTATGACAATCGACATGAGCTGTAATATCTCCTAAACTTTCTACTAAGGCTTTCATGTTTCTACTTTCTCTCTCACTAAACGGCTTACTCCCTTTGTAGTTTTTACCAGTAGAACGTGTACCACTACCATTTGACCAATAATAGTCAAAATTACGATTTAAGTCTACGTTATTTACATTCTCGCGTTCATTATTAGCAAAGCCCCAAGGGTTAACAATAGGAACTATAACCACCCTCACGTTTTTACGTATATAAGCGAGTTGTGAATACTTGTTCCATTCATTGACGACTAAATCCATAAATCGACTTATAGCATAAAATGCGCTGTATTCATTCCCGTGTATACATGATGTGATGAGTAAGGTTTTTGTATAGTTTTGAGGTTTGAAATCATAAGCATAAACATTGTACTGGTTACTTTGGTCTTTACCTACATATTTTTTCGTAACATACTTGTTGTCAACAAATTTGTCATAAAACACTTTTCTATTGTCATCGGGATCGTTATTATTAGGTGTTTCATTAACACCTTGTTCTGCACTAGCGATAAATGGAGGAGTAAATAGATAAGTGGCGTCATCAGCCACATTTAGTTCTTTGTCTATTTTTTCATCTATTCTAGTGAAATCATGTCTTAGTCTTTCTGAAAGTATAGGGAAGTTTTGAGCGTCAATTGATGTACGACTATCTCTCACTTCTTGAAGCCCGTTACCGATAGTTCCTAAAACTAAGTTTCTTATTCGTTTACTTTGATAACCTAACTCTTGACCTACAGTAACATTAGGTCCAGTAGGCAATGTATATACAATTTGTTCAGCATTATGTGCTTGCTTTTCAGTTTTTCCATGCTTTGCTAATATTTCTTCAATATTAGTAAGCATATCTCTTATAGCAATGTAATTGAGTTCGTTTTCTCTAACATAACGCGAACTAAATAAAGTATCTAGTTTTGTGTAGATAGTCTTTCGCATTGCTACGCCTCCTTAACTTGTAGTTTTCCATCTTTATCTATTGTAATGTTGTAATACTTACCATTTTCACCTTGCATTTTGAGACGATTATAGTGAAGTCTATCGACTTTCTTTTTATCATTATTACTCATAAGTCCAGATGTTTTATCTGTTGCTTTTGGTATTACGTATTTGTTAAACCCACTTTTAGCGCTTGCGATAACTTGCCATGTTTTCCCTCTGTCATGAGACACTCGGAATTTTCCGTTCCTGTTATATTCGAGTATGTGATCTTTTTCTACAATTGCTCTAATACCATTCTCATTGCCGTGTAATGCCTTGTTAGAATCAATAGACTTTCGTGTAGAAGTAATAGCTGCATTTGCTTTTGCGTATGTTGTTCGATATGAATTAGCAAATCCTCCACCTAAACCACCTACAACTTGTGCTGCTTGACTAATTCGTTCTAAATAGCGGTTGTGACGATTGAAATCTCCTAAAGTTACGTCTTGTTTTACTATCTTATTTTCAGCGTCTCTAATAGTCTTAACTTCGACTATTCTCATAAACTCATTGATGCCAAGTATAGAGTGCTTAACTTTTACAATGTCTGCAACTCTAGGCACTGCATTAGGATAATGTTGTCGCAAAGCTATAAAATCCAAAGTTAAAGAGCGTTTTATAGATGCGTTAATAACAGCTTGCAATCTAGCTCGCATAATATCAGGATCAGTAATAGAACCATCTTTAACAGGTGGTGCATCAAACCTACCGTAATCTTTCATATTAGGGTGCTCAAATTCAACGATAAGACCTGCACCATCTAAACCCTCTTCATCAGTATATGAACCGTACCCTTTAACATAGGTGTACATTTGACCACTATCTTCTTCTAATTTCATATTGTTTGCGTTAATTTCATCGTCTATATGATAAGTTGCTCTTTTTTCTAAATATGGCGTAAATTCAAAAGTATATGTGTTTGTTTTATGATCATGATGTATATCAAACTCTAAATCCCATGCCTCTAAACCCTTTTTCAGTAAATCTTCGACACTTTCTCCCTCGCCAGAGTCTTTAATTTCAGATACAAACAAATTACTAGGCACTTTGAATTTAAGTCCAGTACCTTTAAATATTTTTCCGAAAAAGTCTGGTGGTTTATGTGGGCCGTCTATTTTGTCATACACTCTCTTTCTCTTAATGATATCTATTGGCTTTTCTCTAAGCGTTACAGTAACTTCTTGATTTCTACCGTGAGTTTTTCTATCGATAATATAAGCAACATATTCTCTTTTGTCGTTAGGTCCTGTAAGTTGTGTTAACGTCCAACGCTTATCAATCCCACGTATAACGTTATAGTTATATTTATCTTCAAGTAATTTACACTGTACAACTGTTTCAGAACCTAATTTAGATGTAGTAGTTGTAGTAACATAGACTGGTTCTCCTATACCTCTTATTGGGCTAAATAATACTGGCATTTAATAACCACCTACTTATAATAAAATTTCATATCAAAAGTTACTGACTTAACCTGTTGATTAAAAGCGAAATCATTCCAGCCAGGATAGAATTTAGGTTGTGCATTTGTACAGCGATGATTAATTGGAGTGCCGTTTCTCCACGTTTGAACTCCGTCATACACTATCTTGTCGCCTTTTTTCAAACTAATATTACTTATTTTCATATAATCAGATTTTCCTAACGTAAATTGGAAGCTTTCTTTACTGCTTACACTTTTACCTAGAACGATAGTTACTTTCTTATAGAGTTTAAATTCGTTATTAGGTACATTTCCATGGTAATAAACACTATTATTCCAAATATTAGTAAAAGTGTATGTTCTTTTGTCGTTTTCTTCGTCAAACGGTACTAACATATCATTAGACCATAATGCTTTGTTAGGTTTGTTCTCTAAATCTAAAGAAGTACCAATACTCTCGGCAAAAGGTATTTCAATTGTTTCAAAAACTAAGTCGAAGTTAATCACATTACCTTTATTATCAGGTGTTATTACTGATGAACATTTAACTTGATACTGTTTACCACTAGTATAGTAATTATCGTTCATCATATTATGATCGAATACTGGATAACCATATTTATCGTACGATTGATAGTCATCTTCCGTTGGTTGTAAAAACTTGTAATTATGCTCTTCGGCATATCTAAGTTCTCTAATCCATACAGGTTCAGTGTTTACTGTCAAATCATAAAATTTATCTCTTAATCTTGGTATATCATTAAGTTTCGTACTAACTACATAGCAGGGTACCGTAATTTTTCTTTTACGATATTGACTACTAAGTAACATACGACCACTTGTATTTTCTTTTGTTTCGTAGTTATCTTCAATCTCCGGACTTTCGATGACAATATCTTTCACTCGAAAACCGAAGTCAGACAACTTATATTTATATCCATCTTTTTGTTTAATTTCTAAATCCATTGCCTGACCTCCTAAAATGTGAATGTGGCATCTCTATCTGCATTTTGTCCGTTGACTATATGAGTTAAAGCGTCGTTGTTAACGTCCATTTTAACGGTTACAACACGTTGTGATGGGTTTGTTTTATATTCGTGAGTGTGAGTGATATTAGCATTAGCTGATGCACTCGCACTCTTAAGGTCTCTTTGTATACTTGGTACATTTAGACTTGGATCAAAAGCATCAGATACTCTTTGAGCCATTGCACCCATGCCTGATATCACATTTTTTCCTTCACTATTGATACCAATAGCGAAACCTTCCATTGTGTAACCACCAATTCCTTTAAACACTTTTGATGGAGAGTGAATGCCTAATGCGCTTTTAGCAGCATTTACTGCATTTTGAGCTACATTTTTTGCAGCATTGACTACCCAAGACATACCTTGTTTGATACCGTTAACTAAGCCACGCATTAAATCCATTCCGGCACTAGCGAATTGTCCTACAAAGTTTTTGACAGCATTCACTGCATTAGTCACACCATTTCTAACATTATTCACAACATTACGCATACCATTAATGACTGCGTTAACAATTCCTCGCATAGCAGAAATTATAGAACTAAGCATTCTCATAAATCCACTTACAGCTGCATTAACAGCGCCCATTACAGCGTTTATAATCGTACTTTTAATTAAATTCCATAAAGAAGATATCAAAGAAGAAATCGCAGACATTATAGAACTTGTAATAGAACTTAATCTCGACCAATTTCCAGTAACAATACTAACAATAATTGAAGATACAACTTGTATAACACCTTTAATCACATTCCAAATAGTAGTGACTATAGTTGAGATAACACCAAATATAGTAGATGTTACAGTAGAAATCGTTGTCCAAGCTGTTGTAACGATAGTAACGATGATATTAACGATAGTCATAACGACCGTTGATATCGCAGTCCAAATAGTTTGTGCAATAGTAACAAGAACTGTCCAAATAGTTTGCGTAACTGTAACAATTGCAGTCCAAACTGTAGTAACAATTGTAACTAAAGTTGAAATTATTGTAGTTATTACTGTGACAATAGCTGTCCAAACCGTCTGTGCAACTGTAACTAATATTGACCATTGTATTTGCGCTAAAGTAACAATTCTGTTCCATATGTTAGCAAGGAATGTACCTAAGCCGGTAACTACAGAAATAATAGCATTAACAATTGAATTCCAAATTGAAGTTGCAATACCAACTAATGCGCCAAATATTGTACTAAAGAAGTTGACTGCATTTTGCCAAGTTTGTTGTAGATATTTACTCCAAATATCCCATATAGCTTGAGCTGCAGAAACAATGTTTTGCCAAATTGTTTGTCCAACTTTTAATATGGTTTGCCAAGCACCCGACCAGTCGCCACTAAGTATCTGTAAAGCTACGGTAATAATGCCGATAATAATATCAAAAGCAACCTTAATAACTGTAGTTATCACAGTCCAAACCGTACTTACAACAGCGACTAACGCTTGGAAACCTTGAGAAACAATAGGAGATATCAATTTAACTGCAGTTTCAACAACTTGTACGATTGTGTCCCAAGCATTTTTGAATATAGGTACAAGAGGTCCCATGATAGATTGAGCTTGAGAAAGCAAGTCTCCTAAAAATCCAATAACAGCTTGTATTGCGTTCCCTACTGCATCTTTAATAGCATTCCACGCGTCGCTCACAGCATTTCTTAATACTTCTGATGAGTTCCATAAAGCAACGAATATAGCTATTAACGCTGCTACGCCTGCAATAATCAATAGTATTGGCGCATCTATAGCTGCAATAGCAGCTGCTATCCCTTCAAATACTGGAGCCAATGCCGAAGCTACTGACATAAGCGCTTCTATAACTGTTCCCGCGCCTGTAAATACTTTAATAAATGTTCCAATAAAATCGATAACACCTAAGATAGGCGGTCCTAAAGTCATGAATACACCAGCTAATGTAGCGATTAAGCCTAATAATATACCAATAGCAGGGTGTGCAGCTGTTAAGTTTTTGATAAACTCTGTCATAGCAATAGCTACATCTAAAACTTTTGCAGCTAACGGAGCCATAGCAGTAGCAACGTTAATGATAATCATTACTAAGTTACCCAGTAATGACATTAGTTTTGGACCGTTAGTGTTAACGTAGTCCATAAATTTCTTAAATCCATCTGATTTAGCAACAGTAGCACTCCAAGAAGCGAATTTCTCAGACATTTGAGCGAGTGATTCTAAAATAGAGTGAGTGTTAGGTGCGAATGCTTTCATAAGGTTGAATATACCTTTAAAAGTATTACCAAATATCTGACCAATTAACGGTAAATTCTGTTTAGTATACTCTACAAATGATTTAATAGCTTCTTGTCCTGCAGAAGATTGAGCCCATGAATTAAAAGCTTGTCCCATTCTTTTAAATCCTGCTGCAGCCCAATCTGCAAGTGGAGCTAACTGTGTGAGAACACTTACAACACCACTTCCAAAGTTTCCAGCTGCACTTAGCATATTATTGAATATTCTTACTCCTGTTGTGCCCATCATTTGGAAAAACTTTTGTGCTACTTGTGAGTTTTTAGCCCAATCAAGCATTTTAGCACTTGCCTGTTCCATTCCTTTAGACACGCCACTAATGAAAGGAGACAAACCTGCTAATGCCACTTTAATCATGTTTAAGCCATTAGCCATTGTGTTAAAGATTTGACTTTGGTTTTTCTCTATAATACCTTGCCAAGCATCTTGAACACCTTGTAAGGCACTTTCGTATTTTTTCGTTTCAGCTGTAGCTTGTAGAGTTCCATCGTTAAGCATTTTAATAGCACTTGCAGCCATAACTCCAAATCCCATAACTCCACCTGCAGCAACACCAAATGCAGCTGCTAATCCTGCAGCTCCACCAGCTACAACCCCGATAGCGTTAAGAACAGCAAATAATGCAGGAACCATCGAAGCAATGATAGGAACTACCAACGTTATATTGGAAATTAAAGAACCCTTTATCATGTTAGAAATTACAGTACCAATTGTTCTGATACGTGTAGCTAAAGCATTCCATGAGTTCATAGAACTATCAATACCAGCTACCATTGCTCTAAATGCACCTTGTGCTTTATCTGAATCAACATCTATCCTAGTGTGTATTCGGTTAGGAATTGAACGTAACATTGCTTTAAGCGCTAAAATCTTAGATACAGCAGCGCCTTCGTTAACTTCGACAGTAGCTTTTGCTTTTTGTCTCGCAAAGCTATTAAGCGACTTTTTAGCTTCAGCTATAGCGACACGTGCTTTAGTTGCGTCTGCATCTAAATGAGCACTATAAGAATTTCCGTCAAACATATCTAAATCAATCTGTAGCTTAGATAACGTTGATATAGCTCTTCTTGCGTCAACATCAGCATGCGCATTAGCATTTGATCCGTCGAAACGTTCTAAATATGCTTGTGCTTCTTCAATATTAGCTTTCGCACTCGCTACATTAGCGTCTAACTCTGCGTCGCCTCTGTAAGCATCGAATTTGCGTACATATTCTTCAGCTATTTGTACTTTGCTTTTAACTTCGTCAATATCTATATCAAGGTCAGCTTCTGCACGAGTGTTATTAAATGACTCTAATTCTTTTTTAGCTTTGTTTACTGCGCTAGTTACACCTGATGCATCTGCATCAATTTCATTATCTTTGATTTTATCCATAGTGCCTTTAAAACGCTCTGCTGTGTTTTTAGCTGCTTGTATAGCACTTTTGAACTTTTTTGCGTTAGCTTCAATCGTCGCTTTAATACTATAGTTAGCTTCTGCCAAGTGTTCCCCACCTCCTTATTTATTAAGTTCTGCAATTTGTTGAAGTAAATCTTTAGGAGGCATATTCTCCTCAAATTTGCTTTCAGAAGCGAACTTCACAGGTTCGCCTTTGTTCAATCGTTGAATGTTTTCTTGATAATGCATAATATCATCGGCACTTTTGAAGCGATATTCTGTTTCGCCTTTTTTACCGCCACGTTTCTTTTTCTCTGCAGCCGCGTCTCTAATAGCAAAAGCGAGTTTATACATATCCATATCTTTATCTAGTTGTTCATACTCTAGTGCATACATACGATAGTTAAATTCTCTAAGTGTCATTCGCTCAATAATATCTAAGTCATAAATTTTTAGTTTGCTCATGCACAAGATAACTATACGATCAAACGTTAATATTTCTTCTACATCTACTTCTTGCTGTTCTTTTTGTATTTTTTCGGAACGAGGTTTTGGGTTAAAACACGCTTTCCCAGTTCCTCGATGACTTCGTTACAAAATTCTTCAAGTCCAGTATTTTCAATGACATCTTCAACAACAGCTTCTAAATCTTCTTCGGTTTTAGGTGCTCCTTTTTCTTGTGCAGTTGCAGCTTTAATAACTTTAGCGACATCTACTACACTGTGGCTTTCTAGTGCAGGTACTAACATTTCTGTACCTTTACCAAAGTTAACTTGTTCTGCTTCCATGCCCATTTCTTTATCAATGATGTTTAAAAACTTTAATCCGAATGATAATTCAATTGTTTTACCGTTAAATTTGATTTCCATATTATTAATAACCTCACTTTATTTTATTAGTCAAAAAGAAAAGAGGGCTTTGAGGCCCTCGTTGTTATACACTTTCTACTGTGCTAGGTTGGTTAGGTTGTGGGATATCTTCTGAAGCAAGACCATCGTTCGCAGGATCTGCGGCAATAGTATCGTGGAAGCCATAAGCTGCTTTGTTTTTCTCGATTTGTTCTGGTAAAGTAGCCCATCCACGTTTCTTTTTAAGATATACACCAAATTCTGTTTCGAATTCTGCGATATCATCAGCGTCATTTGTACGGTCAATACTATTCCAATAACCTTGACGATATTCAGCTTTGTATTTACCTTCCGAATTTTTCACTTTTTTGTTAATGACCCATAATTCATATGGTACATCTTCTTCTGTAGCGTCCTCGATTTCATCGCATAACGTGTCGTCTTGGTTCATGTAGCAAGTGATAGTTACAGTAGACTCTAATGTACCTCCAGAGTTAACAGGGCCATCAACAGTAGCTTCTGTATCTCTGTCTTTTTCAGTTTCACGTTCTAATTCTGTTACCCACATTACTTTATTTGCATCTTTTTTATCGCCAGCCTTACGAATCAAGACTAACTCATCAGTACCTTGTTTAATTGCCATAGGTTTTACCCTCCTAAAAAATTGTATAAAAAAACAAGTCAATTAATGACTTGTGTATTCAACATTTATTGTTATATGTGATAATGCTTGATTACTTTCTATTTCGATAGCTTCGTTGATATCAAACTGTGGATTAAACAAATTGAAACCATCGAGTTGAATATCGTCTAACATGATATTTTGAACTTGCATCAGCAAATTGTCATTAGCACTCTTATCAATATCCAACCCCCACAGATGAACGATGGCAGTAGGATTACCTCCAAAACTGTCAAAAGTTAACACGTTCATGCTATCTGTGGTTGTTTGAATAGCAATAAAAGGATATTCAAGCTCTTGGTTAAGTTCTTTAGTTTCAATTACAGGGACACCAAGTTCACTAAATTTTTCGTATAAGTAATTGAATAGTTGAAGTTTAGCTGATTGTTTCATAGCATACACCCCTTAACCGTTTACTAATCTTTCGAGGTCCTCTCTGACTTGTCGAGTGTATCTTTCATAAACAGGGAACATAAACGTTTCGGGTTCCATGTAACGCGTACCGTATTCTAAAAAGCCACTATATCCCGCATTAGAGGTAATAGCATACTTCATATCGCCATTTTTTGTATCTCTGATCATTCTAGCTAAGTTTCCTGTCCAATAACCTTTATTCATTACTGACTTAGCGCTCACAACAGTATCTCTAGCGAACTCGCCAGCATTGTTTTTGAGCACTTCGTCAACATCATCATCAATGCTACTGTGCATTCGATCTAGCTTTCTAATTAGAGCATCGATATCTCCAGCCACTATTTAACCTCCTCTGCATAGAATACAGTGTCGTGTTCATAGTCGATACGTTTAGTGATAATGTACTTTAAATCTTTGATATAAGCATGAGTCACTTTTGGTTCAAAACGACCATTTAAGCGAATGACTTTAATATCTTTGGTTACATCTCCATACTCAAGATTAGTACGTTGCGGGGATAAAGGAGATATATTACAAGGAACTTCGTTGTACACTTGTTCCTTAACATCGTACTTACTTGTTTTAGGATTGTAACCACCTTTAATTTCCTTAGAGAACTTCACACGCTTGTTGTATCTCAATAGAAAACACCTCTACCACGTTTACTTGTCTCTTTTGGAAATAAAGCATCGATAACGTCCATATACTCATCAAAATCATTGCTTTGAAAAGTATTAGAACGACCATCGATACTTTCTTGCGTCATTCCTTCAGCACCAACACGATTAAAGCGTTTGACTGATACTTCTTCCACGATGTACTCGAGTCTTTCAGGTATTTCCTCGGTTTCAAGTGGGAGTAAACTAATCAAACGCTTTTCTGTATTGTTTATGATTATTTTGAGTAGTTCATCTTGCTTATCATCATCGATAGAGAGTAACATTTTTACATTATCTAATGTAGCCATGTTATCCCTCCATTGTTTTTATAATTACCGCTTTTGTATCGTCCTTAGATACTTCTACGCCATGTTTTTCAGCTATTTCTAACAATTCAGCTTTTGTTGCTTTAGCATCAATGTCTAAAGCGATATATTGCTCGTTATATACGTTTTGTTTATGGAATAGTTGTTCGATACGTTCATTAGTAATATCAGTAGGGAATTCATCTCCCACTTTATATTCTTTACCATCTTCTTTATCTATGAACGGTCGAACTACTTTGTAAGAATAAGCCATTGTAAGACCTCCTAGATTAATTATACGGTTTCAGTATTTCCACCAGTTGAACCAGAACCAGCTGTTAATTTAGCAAATGCTTTATCATCTGCAATATGGAACGCAACGTCCATAGTTACACGTAAAGCGATTAATTCTTGTTCGAATAAGTTTACTGGTGAACCGTCAGCATTTTGTACTGTTGATAATTGACCATCTTCTGAAATTTTGTAAGACATGTTGTAAGGAATGCCATAAAACACTTTGTTGAAGTCTCCAGCGTATAAGTCACCTTTTTTAAATTGGTCTGATTTAAGGTCAACAACTGGAAGTCCGTCTAGTGTGTTGTTAGCACGGTCATAATAGCTTTCTTTAGTATCTTCATCACGAACTCCACGTAACGCAGTGCGATTTTGTGTTTTAGATAAGAAAGCGTTAGCTTCAACATCATCTTCTAATAAAGTGTCCTCTAAAGCTAAGATATTTTTTAAAGTGATATCACCTTTTACTACATTGTTAGCTGCAGTAGCTGATTGTTCTACTGATTGTTTGAATGGGTTATCTACATTTAACAAACCTGCTTCGTCAAACTTTTTATAGAATTGTTCAGCGATTTGTGGTTTCATCGCTTCGAAGAAACGAGAGTAAGTGTAGTTTAAGTATTCACGAGAAGCAACGATGATAACACCTAATTTATGAGAACGCATAGACGCCTCAAGTAAGCTAGGTTTAGAAGTTTGAATTTTTTGACCTTCTCCTACCCAGTAAGCGCCTGGTTTATCTGCCCAGTAAGTGAACTTTTTCTCTGACTTTCCGCCCATATCTTGGTATTTACCTAATTGCATGATTTTAGAGTTTTGTAATACATCTAAAAGAATAGGCTCATTGAAATCGTTTAACAATTCCCCTTCTTTGTGCTCATGCATCATTACATTATCTGGATTGAATGTTTGTGGGTTTACTTTTACCATTTAAAATGCCTCCAATTTATTGAATTATTCTATTTTGTCTTGCTATTTCTGCAAAACTATCGCTTGTCTTTTTGTTACTAGATACATCACTTTGTTGTCCAGACGGCGTTGATTGACGAGTAGCTTCTTTTACTTGTTCTTGAACAGCTCTGTCAAAATCTTCTTTAATCGAATTGACAACTTCATTGATTTGTTCGTTATCTTCCAAATGAATTAAAGACTGTGCAAACGAAGTAGGTAGACCTTTTTCTTTTAAGTCACTTTCTACAT